TGATAATATTGAACCATTAAAAGATAAATTTGCCTCTCCATTTAGTTCTGGGGTAGTACCTGTTGCTGTTATAATTCTATTATCAACATTTGTTCCACCAACAAAGCTAACACCTCCACCTCCGCCTCCACCACTAGTTAGGGCGTATGATGCTGTAAGAGCATAAGATGCACTTAAAGCTGGGTTTCCATTTCTAAATATAGAACCTGTTACAAATGAAGCTGTAGTAGCTGTTCCTTGTAATGAACCTGTTATACCATTTGTTACAGTTAAAGATCCTGTTATAATTTGATTTCCTATAATATCTAAAGTAGCATTTAAGGAAGATGATTTTGCTATACCTATATTACCTGAGCTAGAAATAAATAGTCTAGTGATATTAGAAGCACCAGATTGGAGAACATGATTTCCAGCTGAACGTAATAACATTTGCCCTGAGTTGCTACCAAATCCTATTGAGTAACCTGTGTTTGAAATTGTCATAAGATTTCCACTACTTTGAAATCCTTCAAATGTAGTAGTTGCTATGGTAAGTGTAGGGTAAAAATTATTTGGGGATACAATTGGTATAGTAATTCCTCCAATTCCAGCAGAATTTGCTACTGTAAGTGAACCTGTTATAATACTGTTTCCATTGATATTTGTACTTCCACTTATATTAAGTGAGCCTGTTACTCTATGAGTATCTGTTGTAGCATTTCCTATTGTTACACCAGTTCCTGTTACAGTAAATTCTGTTATACTTGCACTTGTAACTGTAAATTGTGTTGGTGAAACAGAAGCTGTAAAGCTAGCTGTTGCAATTTGAGATAAATTTAATCCAATAACACCACTTGCTGGTACTGTTGAGGCAAATGAAGCACTAGTTGCAAATGAAGCACTTACAGCATTTAGAACATAAGATGCTGTTTGGGCTGTTTGAACAAATGAAGCAGTGCTAGCGAATGAAGCACTTACTGCATTCAAAACATATGAAGCTGTTATAGCATTGTTAGCCCAACTTGATGTACCTTGTAAACTACCCGTAAATACTCCTGTAAATGATCCACTAAATGAACCGGTGTTTGATAGAAATTGATCTACACGATTTGCAGTTACAATTACAGATGGAACTGTAGGACCATATGCTGGTGTAGATGCTACTAATTGTGTATCAGTAGCATTTGAAGACCACATAATTTGGTAATAGTCATTTGCAGCTGAGTTTACAAACCAGTTCCAAGCGGCTACACCTTTACCATTTTGAGATAATTCAAATGCTGTGTTTGTTTCATCTAAATCTGTTCCATTTTTTCTTAACCAAATGTAAGTGGTATTTGTACCTCCAGGGCTGGTTTTTTCTATTTGAGCTGAAAATTGTATATTATAAACACCAGCGTTTGTTGTTTTAATATAAGTGTTAAATGGATCTGAGGAACCGGATATAGATACTCCATTTGAAATGTCTGTTGTATTAAGAGACATTGAACGATTGACATTCGCTACTGGGTTTGTTTGTGTAGTTGTATCATAGAAACTACCATATGAGCCTGTGGCTGTGTTACCATATACTCCTCCTCCACCTGTAGATGTTATAGTTACTTGTCCTAGACCATTTGTTGGAGACAATGTAATGTTTGATCCGGCTAATAATTGTGTTACACCGCCATTTGAAGCGTATGAAGCGCTTAAAGCTTGGGTTGCATATGAAGACGTTCCTAAAAGAGAACCTGTAAATGAACCACTAAATGAACCAGTAGCTGATAATGTTGTGCCATTCCATGTTAGGTTAGATACACCTCCAAAAGCACCATTATTGTTATATTGTATTTGAGTGTTTGAGCCTCCAGGTGCAGTGGTTCCTCCACCACCTGCTCCTCCTTGTCCTGCGCTTCTAAATAACCCTCCTGCTCTAAATTCGTATGATGCTGCTGTGGTGAAGTTAGCATTATTTCTTAATATCATATACCCTACAAAAATAGCGTTTGCTGCTGTATTAGGGGCTTCGTTGAATGTTTCTGTTAATATACCTGCTATTGCATTATCTTTATTTGAATACGTAGAGGTTCCATAATATATATAAAATGCTTTCGTTGCACTATTTGGAAAATAAAATACACGTTGGATTGACCAGTCATTTGTTCCTACAGGAGTTAAAGATCCACTAAGTGCATAGTTTGCAGGATCTATAGTTGCATAACCTGCTCCTCCATTTGTATTATATACAAAACCCGATCCTGATTGGTAATATCTGTATATTTTAGAAGTGGTTATACCTGTTGATTCTACTATGTAACTTGGGTTGTTTGGATCTACTGTATAGTTTCTACCATCTACCCATGAAGTACCTCCACTTAAAACTAAACTTCCAGTAGAAGATCCACTTGGAGACAAAGCATATCCTGAAATTTTTAAAGGACCAAAAGCTCTAATAAAGTCAAATGATCTTTGTTTCCATCCATATGCTACACCTGGGAATGTTTGAAATGCATTTATTGTTGAGTGATTTTGATGTAATACAATACCTATAGGTATTACAGTATTATATTGTCCATTTTCATATGGTGTTCCTTGAACAGTAATAGCAGAGGATGAATTTATTGCTATAAATGATTGGTCAAAAGAAGCACTTAAAGTAGCTATACTAGCTGATAGATTAGGCCATTGTAAAAATTGAACAGTTGGGTATGGATCATCATTAACAGATGCATTTAAATTTACAATAATACCACTACCACTTGCTACTTGATAAACAGTAGATGATTGTGTTGTAATTAAACCCCCATGTAATAGTCCTGTATATAAGTTACCTTCTAACCAACGTAAACGAGTTGTATTAGCATATCCTGATCCATTTTGGGAAAAATAAAGGTCATTTGTTGAGCCTGAGACATAGATATAAGAGGCAGAGATTGAAGGATTTAAATTTGTAATTACAGGGTTAAATCTAATATACCCATCATGTGTAGTATTACCGTAAATTTGAATTGTTGGAGTTACTGTTGATCCTGAGATTATAATACTACCTGATAGGGTTGTGTTACCTAATAAGCTATTATTTCCTATTTGTGTTGTAGAACCTGTTATATTTAAAGATCCTGTTAAAGTTGTAGGTCCAATTAATGTATTTGAACCGGTTGTAAATAAACTACCAGTTACTGTTTGGTTTCCTCTAAAAATATTTGAACCCGTAGTAGCAAGTGAAGCACTTTTAGCTACGAATACTGGGTCTGTTTCGTTATAGTAAGATGCTGTTTGAGCATTTTGAGCAAAAGATGCAGTTAGGGCATAAGATGCACTTAAAGCATTTGTAGCATATGAAGCAGTACCTAATAGACTACCTGTTATACCTCCACTTACATTTAAAGATCCTGTTACTAAAACAGGTCCTGATTTTATATCTACTGTACCCCACAATGTCTGAGTATCGTTTGAAGCATCTCCAAATTGATTTGATCCTGAAGAGTATATTACAGAAGCAGATTCATAGGTTACATTTAAAAATGCTATACTTGCAGTTCCATTTACAGTTAGATTTCCATTAATTGTTTGAGAACCATTAAATGTATTTGATCCTGTAGTGGCGAGTGAAGCGCTTTTAGCTACAAATACTGGGTCGGTTTCGTTATAGTATGATGCCGTTAATGCAAATGAAGCGCTTGCAACAGACATTGAAGATGTTTGACTATTTGTTACAAAGGAACTAGTTGCACTATTCAAAACATAGTTAGGTGCAAATGAAGCCGTTGATGCAAATGAAGCACTTGCAACGGACATCGAAGATGTTTGACTGTTAAGTACAAAACTAGATGTTTGACTGTTTTGTACAAAGGAACTAGTTGCACTATTTAAGACATAATTTGGCGCCAATGAAGCCGTTAATGCAAATGAAGCACTTAATACGGTCATTGAAGATGTTTGAGCATTTGTTACAAAGCTAGATGTTTGACTATTTTGTACAAATGAACTAGTTGCACTATTTAAGACATAGTTTGGTGCAAATGAAGCTGTTGATGCAAATGAAGCACTTGTTGGAACTAATGATACTAAATTAACATTAAAATTACTTCCATCTCCTTTTGTAAATGTTAAATTTGGATTAGAAAAAGAAGCGGTTGTTAAAAGTGAACCTGTATTAATAGTTCCACCCCCGCTTGCACTTCCTGTAAATTCTTTTACAATATTTCCTGAGCCACTACCATAAAACAATCTTCCGTTAGTCACATTAATAGCCAATTCACCTTGTACAAGTGATGAAGGAACACTTCCTGATGTTGCGCTGTTTTTAGTTATTATTATACTCATTAATTATAAATATCTTTAAAATACACCTCCATTAATAGTCCCTTCAAAAAATGAAGCGGTTATTGAATTGGTTACTGAAATACTTCCTGTTACTATTTGATCACCTCTAAAAATGTTAGAACCTGTTATGGCGAATGAACCTGTGTTTATATTACCTGATCCAGAAATATTGAAGATAGAGCCAGTACCGTCATAGATGTAGGTTCCATCGGTTTGAAGGAGCCTTTGGTATGTTTCTTCAATATTGAGTCCTGTTAAATCAGGTAATGCCATCCTTTATTATATTTTAGATAACCCATCTATTAGACCTACTATAATTTGGTCTTTTTCTTTAAGGGTTATATGATTATTTTTAACATAGTTTTCGATTATGTTGTTTAATCGATCTTTTTTAGATGAAATGTTAAGTAGATTAATGTTTTCTTTAACCAACATTTCAAGTAATGTTAAGGTATGGTCTTTTTTTATGGATGCCAAGCTTTTTGGCGCGTTGCTTATAGAAACTTTTGGTTTACTTTCTGTGATTATTGGTGTTTCTTGTGTTGATTTAACTTCAACTGTAACTTTTTTAGATGTTTCAACTATAAAATTAGTGTCCCATGGAGTAAAATATGTATCGTCTGCTATTACTTCAAGTTTGATATTTCCTTGAGTATTTTCGTCTAATAGGCCTTTAAGTTTTTTAATTGGAATTTGACATTTTCCATCTGAGCTGATGGTTCCTTTAAAAATTAAAGATAAATCTGTTGATTCTATTAACAATCTAGCTTGGCTGTTTTTTAAAGCAGCTCCTTCTAGTTTAATATTACATTCAAATAATTCTGTTTTATCCGTAAATAACTTATACATTACCGTCTAATTTTATGTCAATTTTTAATATTTCTTTAGCTACTAAGGCTACGTCTGTTATACGTATTTGTCTTTCTAGTACCTCTTTAGTTTCTTTATATTCTATACCTTCAACCCTACATAAGAGTTTGATAAATTTTTTCTTTTTTTCTTTATCTTTGCCGAAGTGATCTTCAGGACTGCCTCCATTTTTGAGGACATTTATTAACTCTACAATTAAAGCACAGTCATCCCAAAAGTTAGTTCCAGTTACTATTTCATTTGGAGGGTATATCTTTCCATCTGTTGGATTAGTTGCGTTCCAATTAAAGTTAGCTGTATTCCATTGAAAGGGTATTCTTTGTATCATATTAGAAAGTTCCGCCGTCTATATAGGAAGCTGTTGAGGCTATTGAAGCAGTTCCAGTTAAATTACCAAAAAATGAGCCTGTAGCTCTTAATGTATCTCCATCATATGTTAAGGTAGGGACACCTCCAAATGCACCCGCAATATTATATTGTATTTGTCTACTTTCTCCTCCTGGAGTACCACCTGCTGAAGCTGAGATTGTTATTGTACCTGTTCCTCCAGATGGAGATAAAGTAATATTAGGGCCAGCTATTAAACGAGTTACACCACCATTTTCAGCATAAGATGCAGTTATAGCATATGAAGACGATTCAGCATATGAGGAACTTGCAGAGGAAGTTACAGGGGTTTGTTTAATTAATTTAAATACTAATCCCATTATTTAACTAAACGTTGTTTATGTTAGATACTACTTCAGTTGTAAATACAACTTGAACGGCATTACTGAATTTCTTAATAGATGCTAATTGTTTTTGAATATTATCTGGTACTATATATCCTCTTAAACTTAAAGAAAAATTTGTTTTTACTATTCTTTCAGCACCAACTGGTAATTCTGTGTTGGTTTGGAATGAATCTATTCTAGCTCTAAATTTAAATCTTTCAGGATTTCCCCAATATGAATCTGAAGCATAGTTCATTGCTTCAACTATTTTATTCATTTGTTCAACATAATATGTTGATATAATAAAATCATATGTTACTGTTACGTAATCGGGCATTACAACAGCATAATATTCTTTTTGAGGTTTTCTATTATTTAAAACATTAAAGTTGTTATATTCGTCTCTTTTACTATATGCTTTTTCAAATACTTCTATATTATTTGGAAAGTTAGCATCTAGTTTATTACCTACAGATCTATCTTTTGTTATAGTATTACGTTTAAATGTAATAATAGGCATCATGATAGCGCCTGATAGGTCTCTATAATATCCATCTTTTTGAATTTGTTTCCATCTTTCAGAAGCTCCGTATATAACAGGAACCTTTTGAACAACTCCGTTCTGGATTATTGTAGGTTTAATTACATTTTCAAGATAATACATTACGGCTTCATCAATGTCTTGAATACCTAAAGTGAAAGGTTTTGTAGTATCATCTCTAAATGATACTTGATTACCTCTATTTTTAGGGTCAAATTGCATATCATTAGGATTACCATACCTTTGATCGTAAGGTGTTTGGAGAGATGTACTAATCTCTTTCTGTGTTTTAGGTATTGGTTTTTTTCCTTTCTTTGCCATATTATACTAGTCTTTCTCTTGTAATTCCTACTTTATCAGCAGGAACATAATGTGTACTACAAATAATTGAAATATTTGATCCAAAATTAGTTAATCCTGGGTTTAATGGATTTGGTTCATTTGGATAATCTGGATCTTTGCCCATAAAGAATCTATTAGCATTTGTATTGTCTATTTCATAGTATGATTCTTCATATAAAATAATATCTCCGATTTCAGGAACCAAATTAGCTCCATATATAGAGTTGGTATTAAAATCTTTTGCTTTATCTAATAGATCATCTCTTAAAAATTTAAATGTAATATCCCATTGGAAATCTGTACCTAGATCTGTTATTGGAGATGCTTGTTCTTGTCTTTCTATTAAACAGTTAAGTATAACAGGTCCCATATAAAATTTTCCACTTGCTGCTTCACCATAAATGTTGGTTTTAGTTTCTTTTAGGGAAAATTTATAGAAAGAACACTGTTGAGTTATGATGTCACCCATCAATTCTCTGTTTAAGTGTCTAAATAAAGATATGTCGCGTTGACCTCCGTATAATGCCATATTATCCTATATAAATTGGGAAAGGTACTTGTTGTAATTCTTTTGTTCTGTAATCTGTTTCCAATGCTCTTCTTTCCATTAGTTTTTCTCTAGATGTCTCATCTAAATATGCTCTTAATCTGTCTACTAAAGCTATTTTTTCACTTGATGCAGCTGTTACTAAATCTCCTGAGTTTAATGTTACAGTGTCTCCTGGGACTGGGATTTGTGTATATTTTCCTCTTACATATCCTAACATTTCTTTAGCTAATGATAAAGTATATTCAAATACCCAACTTCTACCTACTGAATTTATTTGGGCGTATGTTGGGTTTGTATATGGAACGTTTGATACGTTAGTAATTAAAGCCGATCCTGATAAGTTAATACTGTTACTTAATCTTTCAGATTTGAGTAGATATTGAAAATATAATTTTGTATCTCTATTAGGGATAGGAAATATTCTTAGATTATTATTTTGTAATTCAAATGAATAATTTGCTTTTCTAACTTGATCATTTAATTCAATACCTTGTATTTTTTGCATGTCAAAACTTATGGGCATTAATAAGAAGTTAATGGCTGGTGAGTAATTACCCCATCCAAATCCATCCATCATATTCATCATACCAGTACCTGTACCAGCATATGGATCAAAATATCTTGCAATTGCTGGTGGTGCTTCATAAAATACTCTTTTTAATTCAAGATCACCTTGTGATATGCCACTTGAACTAGCCCATGAAGCTAAATCATAGTCTTGGACTCCTGGTTTTAAATCTATTGAACCTGTATGCCAATCTGTATTTCCTCCAGTTCCTGTTTCTGTGCCATATTGTTCTGATGTTCTAATTATAACTCCCATATTTGGGGTTATTATAGCATTATTAAAATTATTAGCATTTGAAGCACCTTCTAAAGATAAATAATCTTGTCTTACTTTATAAGCATAAACTTCGTTACCATATGTTGTAACAGCATCTTCAAATGCTGTATAGAAATTTAAATCTTGTAATTCTACATCAACTATAGGATATCCTAACCTTTGAGCACAAAATTTTGCTACTTTATCAGCATCAACTTGAAATTGAAAATCATTATCATAAAACCCAAAAGGGGTATCGCCTGGGAAAAATGAGGATGAACCGGGCCATATAGGTATGTTTGCCATTTACTTTTTGTTATAAATATCCAAAAAGAATATTACATTACCTTTGTCTTGTAAATCCCAGTTGATGTAGAGCCCAATCATAAGCTTCAGCATTACTTCCATTCCAACTTGTATAATATGTTCCTGTCATATCTAGTTTACCTTGTTGAATCCATTCTCCATTATCATTAGCAACACAATATGTAAATTGAGCAATAGTTGAAAGGTCATCAAATATTAATGTTAAAAAAAATTCATTTCCTGTTTTTGTAACTGTTATGTCTTGTATTTTTATCATTTTATTGTGTTTTATTACATTGTCATATATATTGCTGAGAACCATGTATCTGGTGATTGTCCACCTGGTCCTTCTAGAATATTAAAGGTTCCACCAGATGATTGGTATACTATAAATTCTAAATAATCAGTATTTCCATTAAGATATATTATTTTACTTCCAAATAAGCTAGAATCACTTATTGTATTTAAAGGTTGCCGGCATTGCATTGCACTTCTACTATTATTTTTTAAAATTTGTATTTGTACATATCCAGTATTATTAAAAGTGTTTTCTAATGTAACTCCTAAAGAAACTGTATAATATCCAGCAATAGTAGGGGTGAATTGATATATCGTATCATCCCACCATCCTTGAGGGTCAAATTGATCTACAAATTGTATTATTGTATTTGTGCTATCTGGGATTCCTTGGTTTCCATTAAGTGCACCTTGAGCAAAATATGCGTTATTTGTTAATTGAGATGTTGCTGCATATGAAGCTGTTACTGCATATGAAGATGATATTGCATTTCTTGCCCAACTTGATGTTCCTTGAAGTGAACCTGTAAAT